TCTTATATAGAGTGTATTGAAGCTATTGAAGAGTCTATGTCTTCAGTGGCATTCAAAGGCTACCTCAAGGGCAACTGCATGAAGTACCTGTGGCGCTACGACTACAAAGGTAAGCCGGCAGAAGACCTACAGAAAGCTGGCTGGTACTTACAGAAGCTAACTGCAATGGTGACAGAGGAGAACAGCTAATGGACAGACAACCAGTGTTTGAGTTTATACACTACCCTAAGTTTGGAGACATAGAATACGTATGTCCAGCAGTCAAGATAGTCTACACACTGTATAGCGATGAGCAAACACTACACGATATGAGAGAGCAGTTTGATTACTTCTTAAAAGCATGCTCCTACCACATACCACTAGATGAGGAAGAATAATGGATCAGTATCAGCAGTTTATACACAAGTCACGCTACGCACGTTGGCTACCTGAACAGAAGCGCAGAGAGCGTTGGGACGAGACAGTCAACCGTTACGTAGACTTCTGGAAAGACCGTGGACAGATAGACGAGAAGACAGCGTTAAAGTTATTTAACTCTATACACAACATGGAAGTCATGCCTAGCATGCGCTGTATGATGACAGCAGGCGATGCTCTGGCAAAAGATAACGTAGCGGGGTTTAACTGTAGTTACTTAGCCATTGACTCACCACGTAGCTTTGACGAGCTGATGTACGTGCTGATGTGTGGTACAGGTGTAGGCTTCAGCGTAGAGCGTAACTTCATTACCAAGCTACCTGTTATTGCAGAGACCTTTCACAAGACTGACAGCACCATTGTTGTAGCTGACAGCAAGATAGGCTGGGCATCTGCATTCCGTGAGCTGATAGCTATGCTGTATGCTGGTAAGATACCTGCGTGGGACATGAGCCGCATACGACCAGCAGGAGCTAGACTCAAGACCTTTGGCGGTAGAGCTTCAGGGCCTGAGCCTTTGATTGATCTGTTCAACTTCTGTGTAGAGATATTCCAGAAGGCAGCAGGACGCAAGCTAACCTCTATTGAGTGCCACGATGTAGTGTGTAAGATAGCTGACATTGTAGTGGTAGGTGGTGTGCGTAGATCAGCTCTAATCAGCCTCTCTAACCTGTCTGATCCACGTATGGCGAAGGCTAAGTCAGGTGACTGGTGGAGGCATGAAGGCCACCGTAGGCTTGCTAACAACAGCGTAGCGTACACTGAGAAGCCAGACTTTGAATCCTTCTTAGGCGAGATGCAGAACATGTACGAGAGTAAGGCTGGTGAGCGTGGAATCTTCAGTCGTGTAGCAGCTCAGAAGATTGCAGCACGTAACGGTAGGCGTGACCCTGATCAGGACTTTGGTACTAACCCATGCTCAGAGATCATCCTGCGTAGTAACCAGTTCTGTAACCTGTCAGAGATTGTAGTGCGTCCTGATGACACACTGGCTAGTCTCAAGAGTAAGGCAGAGATGGCTGCTATCATTGGTACACTACAGGCTACCTTGACAGACTTCAGATACCTGCGTAACTGCTGGAAGAAAAACACTGAAGAGGAAGCACTACTGGGTGTCAGCATGACAGGCATCATGGATCACTACCTGCTGAGTAAGGGAGAGTCTAAGGACTTAGCCAAGTGGCTGGAGGAAGTACGAGATGTTGCTGTGGATACAAATAAGAAGTGGGCTGAGAAGCTTGGCATTAATCAGTCTGCGGCTATTACGTGCGTTAAGCCTAGCGGCACTGTATCTCAACTTGTTGATAGTGCTAGTGGTATCCATCCTCGCTTCTCTAAGCATTACATTCGCAGAGTACGTAGCGACAACAAAGACCCGCTTGCAGTCTTCATGGGACAGTCAGGATTCCCCGTAGAGCAGGATGTTATGTCACCCTCATCAGCAGTCTTTAGCTTCCCTGTGAAGGCTCCAGAGTCCTCTGTGACAGTTAAGCAGGTGGGTGCTATGCAGCAGCTAGAACTTTGGAAAGCATATCAGAACCACTGGTGCGAACATAAACCAAGCATCACTGTTTATTACACTGATAACGAGTTCCTGCAAGTAGCACAGTGGATATGGGAGAACTTTGACTTGTGTAGTGGGATTAGTTTGTTGCCATATAGTGACCATGTATATCAACAAGCTCCTTATGAGGACATCGACGCTGAGAAGTATGATGAGTTAGTAGCAGCAATGCCAGTGGGTGTGGATTGGGATGACCTAGAGAAGTACGAGGAAGAAGATAACACGACAGGAAGTCAAGAGTTAGCATGTGTAGGTGGGGCATGTGAGATAGTGTAGTAAAACTTAGGGGCCGCAATGGCCCCTTTTTTATTTGTTTCTTTCAGCTTCTTGTCTTTCATCGTACTCTTCAGCACCGCCGAGGAACCAGTTGTAGACTAGGTTGCCTACTACAGGCACGGGCTTGACCAGCTTTGCTACGTTAGGGTCATCCTCAAAAAGCTCCCCTCCTAAACTAAGCGCACTGTCTATGATAGGAGTAGCAGGAGCTATGGTATTTATAACCGCACCTTTCCAATCACCGTTAGACAGATAGCGATCAGTGGTGTACCTGTTAATACCGTACACGCTAAGAAGATTCCACATCGCTCTATCGGGTATGTCTTCAGCTTTAACTTCCCTGCCTAACACTAGGTCTTTAGCATACTGAGTTCCTGTGTTAGCTGTGGATAAGTAAGCCGCCAGTAGTGCTGCGTTCTTAACTGCTTCCTTCTTGTTACCTTTCGCATACTCTTGCACTACATTCCTACGAACTACGTCAATCTGTTTAAGAGTAAAAGACTTAAGCATGTAAAGTATACGATGATTAGGGTTGTTCAGATAAGCCTGAGGGAACTCACTCAAAGTTATGGGCTGAACATCTGACAGCTCATTGAACAAGAAGTACTTAACTGTGTCAGTCAGGTTCCCCTCCTCAAGGTCTTTAATCAAAGCCTGAGTCTCGTCGCCGTAGGTAGACCCTATCTTCTTCTTAAACTTACTTAAGTCTTTCTTCACCATCTTCTGGGCGTTTTTATAAGCAGCATTAATAAAGGTTTCTTTACCTAGCCGGTCTAATTTTTTAAAGCCTGAACCTCTCATCATCTTTTCTAACATCTTAGAAGTTCCTTTTAAACTTCCCTCAGCTAGTTCTTTAGATACTTCATCTATGTAAATATCCACTAGCCCTACATCTTTAGTTTTAAAGAGACTAGCTAGTGTATTCCGAAGACCGTTAAGAGCACCTGAAGTACCTAGATCACCTAGCTGAGTAATCGCGGAGACAGGATTAGCAATAGTACCCATGTATCCCAAGTCCCGGATGGTGGCGTTCAGTGCTCCCGGAGATTGTTCTCCTCCTACGAAACGACTCTTAAGCATCTCAAGCATATCAGCTTCTTGTTCTGGACGAATACGCCCTTTGTTTATAGCGTCCTCAACGTAGTTACCTATCGACTTGTCAGCGTCTAACATCCCTTCTTTGTTAAAGGCTCCAAACTGGCCCATGAACTTTCTCTTTTCAATATCGTTCACAGCCCTACGTAAGTAGATAGCTAATGATTCTTCAGGAGAAGCATAGTACTTCATCTGATCGTCGCTTAAAGTTAGCTTACGCTGACGAACAAAACCCGGCTGACCTTTTTTAATACCAAAGGTATGACCTCTCATCAGCATGTCAATTACTTCTGCGTTTTCTTCTGCCGTTAGTTTCTCAGCAGAGATACCTTTTTTAGCAGCGTATCTATTCTTTGCCGCGCCTATCAAACCTTTCTGCTGTACGTTTAAACTTTTTTGTAGACCTTCTAAATCTTTAACAAGACGCGGGAAGTAGTTATCAACCTTCTTGAAGGAATGACCTGAAGTTTTTAGATCATCACCCAGCTTCTTTAACATAGGCACGATAGTACCGTCAAACTCTGTAGACAACTCACGACCCATCAGCGCCCTAGCAGCGTCGAAGTCTTCATTATATAACAACCGTGCAATGTTGTTCTTGACAGGAGCGTTAAGCTGAGAGAAACCCTTAACCCAGTTTTGTGCGTTACCAAGAGCTTTAGACGTATTCCTATGTGAGTCAAACTCAAACCTACGTAGTCGCCCAAAGGTCTGCTCATCTATAGCCTTGATACGGGTACTAAGTACGCCTAGAATCTTATCAACCTTGCTGTTAGTATATCGTCCTACAGCACTATCGTTGACAACTACATTATCTGCTTGCTTCTGTGCTACCTTTGCTGGAGAGATGTTTAGTTTAGCACCTATGCGTGTTTGTGCTGCCTTAAGTTTATTAAGGTCTATACCTGCTTCCTGTAAAATCTCTTTTCCTTTTAACGGATCAGCTCCCCGCGCCAGTGCTTTGTCCATCTCTATCTGAGCTTTCCTTACTAGCTTCTTAGCACCTCTGTCTCCTAATAACTTAGCACCACCTACAAAAGCACCACTAAGTACACCGCCTGCGGCTGCTGATATGCCTGCCTTAAGGGGGTCTATCTCTCCAGCTTCTGAGTATACATAATCGTCAGCAATACTACCAAAGCCTGCAATAGCTGTACCTAAAAGAATACCTCCCCTTACTGTAGAAGCCGCAGGTACTAGGTTGATAGGATCAATTACTGCCTTAGAGATAGCGCCTACTGTAGAGCCTGTGGATTCAGGATCATAAGAAAACATAGGGCCTGACGTTTTCATCAAGGCTCTTTCGTTTCTTCTTTTAATAGCCAAACGTCTTTCGTTAAAAGGTAGCTTGCTGATGTCTTCTTTAAACTCTTCCTCAACAGTAGTTCCTGAGGGCATTGTCCCCATGGCTACAGGACTGTATCCGTAAGGAGTAGTGTAACCTTTGGCCCATGTAGGCAGCGGGTTAAGAGCATCTAAAAAATTAAGAGCATTGGTTATGTAACTAGGATTTTTAATAAACTCAAACAACGCCTGTCTGGTTTGGTTTTCTTTGCCTCTCGATAGAAACTCACGCTTACCATCTTTCTTAATAACCAAGTCACCAGCTACTGCGTCTAATCGTTGTAAAGTAGCAGAGTTATCTATATCTTCCTGTGTTAGAACATGATCAATATCTATGACATCATCTTCATCAGAAAAGATACGTACAAGTTTATTATCCTTTACACGATCTCCCGGTCGCACTCCTAGCTTTTGGAGAGTAAAACTTCCTGTAATATCTTCAAGAGTCAAAGTCTTACCTAGCTCGGCTTCTCTAGCTTCTTGAGCAGCTTGCTCTGCAACTTCTTGTGCAGTTACTTCCGCAGCCACAGCTTCCCGTCTAGCTCTTCTCTGAGCCAGAGGGTTAACTTCGGTTTCTTCTTGCTGTACGTCTAAAGCTGCTGTCATGTCTACCATGCTTATTTACCCATATCTGTATAAGCGTCATCAGCCTGAGGGGATGGAGTCTCGTCTGGCAACGGCCTGCCTCTGCTGTCTAACTCACGTCTCTCTTCCTTGTCGGGATCTGCCCCATCAGGAGGAACATCCTGAAGTTTAACTAGGGCGTTAATAGCTCTAACCATTGCAATCTGAGTACTCAGCTGTTCTCTCGTTGCTATCTCTTTTGTCTTTAAGAAGATAGCGTTTTCAGTTGCATCACTTAACGGGCCTTTGTGCCATCCTTTTGTTAGTGCTTTTGGTAATAGCTTTTGCATAGCAGGTGTGTATAAAATAGTATCATACGCATCTTTTTCGTCTCCGGTTACAGGTTTAATCTGAGCCGTTGAAGTTTTTGTAAGGAGAGTCCCCGCTGTAGCTAAGTCCATGCCTATTCTAATCTTCTCAGCTAACTCAGGTTTTCCTTTGTCTATAGCCTCGTTTACGTAGAGGGCGCGCAGTTCTCCTTGTTGAGCTTCTAGTTTTACTTCGTTGCTTAGAGCCTTTTCAGATGCTGCTTTTTGTCTAGCTTCTCTAGCTTTCGCCATCGCTAATTGTTCTTTAGCCATCTCATCGGATAACTTTTTCCGTTCTTTGTCATCAAGCCTGTCAATCTTACCAATCTCATACGTTTCTAGCGCCCTTAGCTCTGATGCTACGGCTCTATTTTCTCGCGCTTTTGCTCTTGTTTCTTCAATATCTGCCTGCTTCATTGCTTGAATCCTAGCAGCAGTCTGGGCAGCACCAGCTAAGTCACCAGTAGCCTGTTGAACGCTTGCCAGTTTACGTAAGTCCTCTGGCTTGCTTAAGTCTAATTGAGCCATAGCCATCTGTAGTTGCTCTGCTGGAGTCATAGTGTCTCCGCCCATTAAGCCTCGCATACCACGCTGTAAACCTTCGGCACGTTGTGCGCCAAAGGCTAACCGCTGCTGCTCTGAGTTAATCCCTGCTCCCAGAGGATCGGGACGGCTGCTAGGCATGCCCGTAAGGAGTCCTGCAATATCTGTTCTAGCCATTATCTTATCTCCTTAAAATCCAAATTTGTCTTTTAACCAATCAATACCACCAGTAAGTAAACCCTCCGTACCTTCTAAAAGAGCACCATCTTTATTAAGTATTCTATTAAGTATTTGCTCTTGAGCTGTAGCTTGTTGACCAAACAAAGAACCTAAGATTGCTTCCCCTTGCTGTAACTGTAGACGATTAGCTAAGTCTTCCGCTTGTAGTCTTGCTTCCAAGCCACCCAGACCCATCTGTGTAGCCAGTTCAGTACCAGTCCTACGAGCAATATCAGCATAGCCAGCAGGTACTTGACTAGCAGACAACATAGACAACGCTTGCTGCTGTGGTAAGTAACCAGCTGCCATCATTTGCTGCAGATTAGCTATGTCAGCCCCTTGTAGCTGTGAAGGCAACTGAGATGCTTGTGTACCTAATCCGAACAAACCTGTGCCTAGACCCAAGCGCCCCTGCTGTAGAGCCTGCTGCTGTCCTGCGGCACTG